GACCGCTATGGGGCGGTGATGCAGTGGCAGCAGCAGTATTACAATCAAGTTCAGCAGAACAGCGCCGTTCAGGAAATTCACACCCGAAATGCTGATTGGGTGTACCAGAAGGATTCCCGCACTGGCGAATACCAGCAAGACGTTAATGGCAGTTTGGTGTTATCACAGGAAGGCCAAGCTGTTACAAATTATATTGACTACTTTAAGCAGACGGGGGTAACGGACCCCCAGCAGCTTTGGCAGCTTGCTACAAGGATGTACGCCGGTGACATCGCAACCAAGAAGATGTACGGGCAGCAGCAACAAGCCAGTTCCCAGCAACAGGCACTGCAACGAAACATGGAGCACCTTCAGAGGGGAGCCGAGCACGTACCCTCCGCAGGTGGAAGTATACCCCGACCCAGTTCCCCGTCGTCCCAGAACTCGCGGCTCAGTGCGGGCGAAAAGTTGCGCCTTCAGGCGCTGGAAGATGGTTTGTTTTAACTAACTTTTGAGAGAGGGGTACAGAAATGGCCTACAAAGGTTTTAATCCTGTAGCATTTGCCCGTACCAGTGCAACCACTCTTGCAAAGCATATTCGAGAAGTTGAAGAGGTAATGCTCCGAAACTTCCAGATGGGTGCCTTGCTGGAAGCTGCTGGTCGAGTGAACTACAACAATAGTGGTGAGGGCTTCGATTGGCCCGTGCAGTATCGACTGCACAGGATCGAAGGGAACACCGGGGAAACCGCACGTAACTTCGCACGAAGGAACCTGTGGAAAACGGCGAGTCTGGAGTATCGTGGCTACCAAGTCGCGGACACCATGTACTACCGTGAATTCCGTTCCAACCGTGGCCCCGAGGGAATCGTCAAGGTGTTCGACAACTTTGTCGAACGGCTGGAAACGAGTCTCACCGAGGGACTCGGCGGCGAGTATTACGTCGATGGCACAGCCACTGGCAACGAGCAATCGTGGCATGGTCTGGAGTCGCTGTTCGGTACTGACGGAACAGTCGGTGCCGCTGATGGGGCACAAAACCTTATCAGTGCCACTCTTGACCCTGCTGATATCGTTGCTTGGCCTTCTGCCACTTATGCTGGGCTTTCCACTGTGTTGTCCAACTATGGCGGCGAAAACGAGTCTGGCGAGTATTGGCCTCATGGAATTGCAGATCCTGAAATGGATTTCTGGACTCCCCTGATTGTCAATTACACGACCACTCATGCCGACCTTCCCAGCACTACGAACACGTGGGCGGGGCAGGGCGACGAGGCCATGCGATTTGCGATTATTCAGTCGCAGCGCAACACCTCAAAGAATGGTCAGATGACCAACATCATGTTGGGGCGGGACCTTTACATGGGTCTTTTGAATCTGATTGATGACAAGGAACGAATTGCAATTACCAGTGAGCACAACCTCCGTGCTCTTGGTTTCAAGAACGTCGTGAACTTTGACGGGATTGAAGTCAGTTGGGAAGCCGCTGTTCCTAGTAGTGTTGGTTACGGTCTTAATTACGACAACATCGAATTGAAGTCGATGGACGAGTCACTGCTCCGCAGTGAAGGTCCCGAGTACGACATCCATTCGCAGTCGTTCAATGCCGTTGTGAGTACCCTGTCCAACTTGAAGTTCTCCTCACCGAGGAACTTCTTCAAGTTGATGGCTGGTGCTGACATCACATAGTTCCCTTTTCTTGGAAGGAAAAGAAAATGAAGTACGTTGATCCTCCTTTTGATTTGGGCGAAACGCTCAAGGGGACTAATGATGCAGGCGCACTGATCAATACCCATTGGCAGGGCGCTATCTTTGAGTTCCCTGATGTTGATAAGACGCCCGCGCTTCGCGGTGGCAAAGCCCGCCGCAGCGGGAATATGCTCCGGGCTATCTGTGTTCGCAACACCTCCGGTGGTGCGTTGACTGTTTCCAGTCTGTGCTGCCAGTTTAATGTCGCCGTGGGCGATTACACTGTTACCTCGCAGGCTACTGCCAATACTGAGTACCGAAAGATTTTTGGTACTTGCAAGGCAGTGACGGGCGCAGTGAACCTCTGGGGCGGCATTGGCGATCCTGAACTTGGCAGCACTACCGTGGCTGATGATGACCTTTTCTGGGTTATTATCGGTGGCGTGTGTCTTGCCAAGCTGGCGGAAAACGAGCAAGTCGTCCCCGGCGACATTCTGATTTCTTCTGCCAGTGGTTATCTGGAAGAACTGAATTCAGGAAGTGCCGGCGTGGCTGCGGTGGAAGCCGTGAACGTAATTGCTCGCGCATTACAGGAATCGGACTTAGTGAACTTTGACGGATCACAAGCCTCAGCGGGTGAAGACGCCTTAGTTCTGGTGTGCGTCAACATGTAACCAGAGTACCCGGCTGCGCAGCCACGCAAATCGGGGTCTTGGGTTGCGCCGCCGGGATGCTCTACGGGGCACCCGGCGGCGTTTTTAATGGAATTGCCTTAACCACATGGAGGAAAAAGTGGCACGAAAGATGTACGAGGATGAGGCTACCCTGTCACTGGAATCAGATTTTCGTCGTGATATCGAGAACTGGACAGGTGTTGACCTGAAGAAGCTCCCCATTTCTTACCGGGTAGACTTTGCCATTTTGGATGGCATCCGGGTGCGTGGGTTCTGTGAGCTGAAATGCCGGACTGTCGAGTCAAAGACCTACGACAGCCTGATTCTTTCCCTTGGTAAATGGGATGCCCTGATCAACCTCCAGAGATCAACCCCGGATGTTCGCAGCAGGGTATGTGTGCGTTATCTCGACGGGGATTACTGGTATCCAGTCACCGAGGACAGTATAGGGGAGGTTTCTGTTCGCTGGGGTGGACGCAATGACCGTGGCGACTGGCAGGACATGGAGCCGGTCGTTCATATTCCCACACGACTCTTTTTTGAGTTTGGTAGGCATGGCCGATAAACAATGTGAAGGGTGCGGGGTTTCCTTCCCGACCACTGAGGAATACTGGCACCGGGACAGGCAGCAGCCTGACGGCTACCGGAAGACCTGCAAGATGTGCCGGGCAGAGGAGAAGAAGGAGAAGGAGAACGAACTGATTGACGCCCGCATTGTAGCCATTGAGAAGGAGGGCTTTAATCTTCTTGCCAACCTGACCAAGGGTGGCAGCGACATCCCCCACATGGCTGAGACATTCCAGAGGCTGATCGAGGTGTTCGGAGGCCCCGGAGGTTTTGCCCAGCACTTCATGGCCAGTTTCCTGTCAACGTCCTTAGGGTCGGCCACTCGCCAGAAAATGCTGGATACAGTTCTCCGCTTGAATATCAAGGTGAGTGAATCCGGTGCGGCACAGAAAAGCCTAGAGGAAATCACAGACGAGGATCTGGACAGAGAGATTGAAGAGACAGCCAAGAGGCTCATTCTTCTTGCACCCAAGAGATTAGTTGATGGCAAAGAAAAAGAAAAAGCCCCCGCAGGAAGCGACTCAGATTCCTGAGATCGTCTACCAGAAGGGCGTAACGGTACAGCAGCAGAAGGAGATGCGGCAGCTCTATGCGGAGCGTGCCCGTCGCCGCTTGGAGTCGTTGCGCATCTACGAGCCACTTCCCTTTCAGGAGCGGTTCCATAGCTGTGGGGCCAAGGAAGTCTTGATTCAGGCAGGGAACCAAGTTGGAAAGTCGCTGGCCGCCTTTGTGGAGGACGCGAGGGCTGTGACCGGCCAAGACCCCCACAACAAGTATCCCAAGGAGAATGGGGTTCTGGTTTGTCTGGGGATGGATGAGGGGCATATTGGCCGGGTGATCCACAAGTATCTCTTTCGTGCCGGGGCATTTAGGATTATTCGCGATCTGAAAACCGGCCACTGGCGTTCTTGGAAGCCGTGGATCGAGTCTGACTGGGCGAGGAAAGAGGAGACGAAGCCCTCTCCCCCACTTGTTCCCCCAAGGTACATCAAGAGATTTGCTTGGAAGAAACGCGCCCAGCATGTCTTTGAGATGTGTGAGCTGCACAATGGCTGGGTGATTTACGCCATGGGTAGCAAGGGTGAGCCGAGTCAGGGTTTTCAGGCCGACCTTGTTCACATCGACGAGGATCTGGAGCGTCCTGAGTGGTACGACGAGATGGTCGCCCGGCTGTCCATGAGGGACGGCAAGATCCGATGGAGTGCCCTTCCTCACAGCAAGAACGATGCCCTGATCAACCTCACAGAGCGGGCTGAGGATGAGGCCAAGGAGGAGAACCCCAGCACTCAGGTCATCCGGGCCACGATCTTTGACAATCCCTTCATGCCGGAACAGGTGAAGCAGGAGAATATCAAGCGATGGCGGAAGAAGGGCGATGACGAGTACCGCAAGCGTGCCCTTGGGGAGATGGTTACTGACAGCATCCTGATGTATCCCACATTCTCAAAGGACGTACACGGGGCAATCCGCCACGCTGCTCCACGCACGCGGGTGCAGGAGATAGTCACGGAATTCAAGGGAGTTCCACCACGAGACTGGTGCCGCTACATGGTGGTAGATCCGGGCCATGCCGTGTGTGCCGTCACCTTTTTCGCAGTTCCCCCGGAACACATCGGGGATCAGGTGGTGGTTTACGACGAGCTATATCTTCAGCAGTGCACGGCCACCAAGTTTGCCGATGCAGTGGATCTAAAGACCCGCGACTTTACTTTTCAGGCATTCATCATTGATGCCCACGGTGGTCGCCTCAGAGAGATCGGGAGTGGCCTCCTGCCCCGGATTCAATACTCAAAAGAACTAGAGAAACGAGGGGTTTTTAGTGTAGAAACAGGGAGTGGATTTCTCCCCGGAAAGGACGATGTAGCTGGCAGGGAGATTAAACTGCGGGAGTGGCTGTCCATCCGGGCTGGCGGCAAGACTCGACTGCTGGTGATTACAGAAAAGTGTCCGAACCTATGCCGGGAATTCTCTCGATTCAAGAAGAAGATCGTCAATGGATACGTTCAGGACGAGGGTAACAGACGGTCAAACAGCCATGCCATTGAAACACTGGAGTATGCGGTCGCTCATGGGATGAAATATGTGCGACCCCAAACCAAGGTGGTTAAGAAAAGCCGGGTGGCACAAATACTCGAACAGCGTAAACTAAGGGATCGGCAGAGCCGCATGAACCACGTGGTAAGAGGCGGAGGGCCAGCCTCGTCTTACATTAACCTTGGCCCAACAGGAGAGTAGTTATGGAGAGCGTTACGGAATTACTTCAAATGGATTTTGATATGCCGGAAGTCGATGAAGGGACACCGGTGGCGTATTACCCCAATGGAAAGCGGGACACGTCTTTTCCCCGGCTTGGATTTGTTATCCGCATTTCCCGGTCTGGGAGGAACCTGATGCTGCGGACATCAGACGGACACATTTTTGATGCGGTAAGGCATCTTGATGATCCCAAGCTGAGGATCAATGTGGAACATCGTGAAAATGGTGCTTGGGATTATACTGATCACTACAAAAAAGAGCGGGACATCCGAGAGGACTTAGGGAACCGCTTGTCACGCCTTGAGGACTTGGTTGACAGCCAGAAGGGGACAGGTTCCTACCGGTCATTGCGACAGAAGGCAATCGACCTTGGCATCGAGTTCAAGGGAAATCCAAAGCGCAGTTGGCTGGAAGAAAAAGTTGCCAGCTCAGAGGAGAAGTAAATGGCACTCGAAATGGCCGATTCTTCTCATCCAATGAACGCAATATGTTCTCAGTGGATGCAGAAGATCAAAGACGCCAAGAAGCAGAAGGAAGAACGCTTCGGTAAGTATGCTACCGAGGCGATGAAGTTCTTCGATGGTGCGCATGACTGGATGTGGAAGGGCCAGTACGCCAAGGCTCCGGGGGGCTTTCTGGACAAGGAGGCTCAGGGAGCCATGCCCAATTTCCGCATGACAGTCAATCGTGTGTTTGAGGCCGTGGCCCTTTTTGGCCCGGTTCTCTACCACCGCAACCCACGGCTCATGGTGTCTCCCCGGATTCCCCCTACCATCACGCCTCAGGCGATTGGGTTAGATCCAGCTAACCCTCAGCACGGCCAGTATTGGCAGGCATACCAGATGGAGCAGAGGGACGAATCCGAAACCAAGCGAAGCCACGCCAGCCTCAAGGAGCATTACCTCAACTGGCTCCAGCACGAGACTGACAAGAAATCTCAGGTGCGGCTTGCGATCAATGAGGCGATCATCAAGGGGATGAGTCTACTGTGGACAGAGATGTATCAGCCCAAGGGGTCACGCTTCCGTTACCCCAAGAGCTACTACGTGTCCGTGGACGATCTTGTTCTCGATCCTGATGCCGAATACTGGGAGGACATCCAATGGGTGGCCCGGAAGGTAGTGCATCCTGTCTGGCAGGTGGAGCGGATCTTTGGTCTGGAGGGCAAGGTCAAGGGGACGCTGGAGTCTCTTGGGAGCCAAGGTGCTACTTATGCCAGAGGCCGCAGCAAGACCAGCGGCGAGAAGCGGAAGGGCAAGACATTTGACCTTCTGGAATACTGGCAGGTTTATTCCAAGGCAGGGTTTGGTGACCGCCTGACCGACCGGGATGGCCGGGACAACAAGAACACCTATGACTGGGAACAGCTGGGGGATTTCTGTTATCTGGCCATATCCGAGGACATCCCCTTCCCTCTGAACCTTCCCTCAGAGAGCTTGGAAAAGGAAGACTTTGAGACAGTATTCAGCCGAGTCCAATGGCCCATCCCNTACTGGACAGACGGNGGNTGGCCATTCAGCANGCTCCATTTCNANGACAAGCCGAAAGAGNTNTGGCCGATATCACTGATAAAGCCCGCTATTGGCGAGTTACGCTTCGTTAATTGGTGTATGTCCTTCCTCGCGGACAAANTTGCAGCCGCCAGTACGACGTATGTNGCGATAGCCAAGGCGGCTGGTGCAGAGATCCAAGACCAGATCAAGAGTGGCCTTGGTCCTTACACTCACATTGAGATCAGTGAGATATTTGGCCGCAGCGTGAAGGATGTGGTGTCCTTCCTTGATGCCCCCAACTTCAACGTGGAAATCTGGAACATGGTCCGGCAGGTGCTGGACATGATAGACAAGCGTACCGGCCTCACAGAGCTTGTATTCGGCCTCTCAGGGCCTACACAGATGCGGAGTGCCACAGAGGCCGAAGTACGCAGTAACAACGTCAGCGTGCGTCCTGATGAGATGTCGAGCCGTGTAGAGGACTGGCTGAGTCAATGTGCCATGAAGGAGATCGAGGCAGCCGAGTGGATATTGTCCGGCGAGGAGATAAAGCCTGTTCTTGGGAAGATGGGTGCCCACATTTGGGACATGCAGATCAGGACTCAGGACTTTGAGAACACGATCCGGGACTTTGATTACCGGGTGGAAGCGGGCACGGCCCGGAAGCCCAACAAGGTGAACAAGGTTCGCCAGCTTAACGAGTTCGCCCAGATCGCCATGCCGACGCTTCAGCAGTTTGCCATGCAGGGTATGATGGAGCCATACAACGCCCTGATCGAGGACTGGTCGAAGGCCAATGATCTTGACCCGTCCCGGTACAAGGTACAGCCTCCGCCACCTCCCCCGCAGCCACAAGGCCCCTCCCCCGAGCAGATCGAGGCCCAGATGAAGCAGCAGGAAATGCAGATGGACATGCAGCTCAAGCAGATGGACATGCAGGAGAAGCAGATGGATATGCAGATGAAGCAATCTGAATCTCAGATGCGTCAGTCAGACCTGCAATCAGACTCCGCAGCCCACCAGCAGGAGGTCCAGCAGGACAAGGAGAAGCACGACCAAGAGATCAAGCAGGCCGACGAGAAGCATCAGCTTGAGATGAAGTTCATGCGCGAGAAAAGCACAGAGGATAAGAAATAATGCCAGATCCACGCACTAAGGAAATGCGGAAGTTGGAGGGTGGTGGGCATATTCAAACTCCCACTGCACCAATGATGGGTGGACTGCTGGGTGGCGGTATGCCACTGTTTGGTGTCGGTGATTTTGAGGGCATGATACGAGGGCAGCGGGAGGTTAATAGGCAACGTATCCGCGACCAGCGGAGCGAGGCCCGTGCTCTCGGCCATGAGCAAAACCGGCCCCAAGAACAAGCGGAGGAGCGTAAAACGTTTCCGAGATTTCAGGACAAGACCGGGCCTTGGTCACAGCAAGCCCTTGATTTCTGGCCGAACCTGAGAGAGCATCGCATTTATAGTGCACCCGGCCCCGGCACGACGCCATTCCCTCAGCGTCCAGAGTGGCAAGGCCCCGGGCCAGCACCCGGCCCTTGGCCAGCGTTTAAGCCCGGTGTGCCGGGGGTAGTTCCACCTCGTCCGTTGCGTCCCGGTGAGTTGCCGTTCGGCCCCGACGGCAGACCGTTAGTTCCGGGATAAGAACAGGAGAAAGAATAATGCCATATGGAGATCAAGTATCGCGTCCGCAGCAGGATCCAAGCAGCGGCAGACTTCTGCCACCGGCGAATCTTCCAGAACGCACCAGCGAGCAAGAAAACCTTAGAAAAAACCGGGAGTGGATGGATCATTATATGAAGGAACAAAATCCCGGCGTTACAACCGGGCCTAATCCGCTTCCTCCGCAACCTTCGCCACCTAGTTCAGAAGAGTTGATTCGACAGAATAAGAATTTTCAGAATCTTCCACGGATGCCGCTGCCGCCCCCAAGAATTTTGCAGGATGAGGAGGGGCGCAGATTTCCTGAGTTTGAGACGCCAACTCAGAGGGAGATGCATGAAGATTGGGAGCAAAATATGGCCGATCGAATGGCACCCGAGGATTGGACGCCTACCCAATATGGGGAAGTGACAAACCCGTTTCCGGGTAATCAGAACCTTCCGGGTAACTGGTGGAGCAATCCTCCCACGCCGGGTTCGCTGCCGCAAATGCCGTTACCCCCTCCAAATCCTCTTGAAAGGAATCTTTATCGGGGGCTGATGCCACCAGAAACTCGCATTTGGCAGGATAAGCCTTGGACATAGGAGAAAGAACAATTCCAGATCCACACCTAGACAGACACCGTGCCGAATGCGAGCGGCTGGGCTGTGTTGAGTTCTTTGATCACCTGATCGAGGAGGGCAACAACTCTGGCTTCGCTGCAATGCTGGCTCAACGCCGTCCACCGGGCGCACTAGGTACGGACAGGGCCTTTTTAGAGGGATCTCACCACTGGGCTGACAAGATGTGGTCAAACAACGCCAAGGATGTCCACGCCATAGCAAAGAAAGCCGGTATTTCTACTCAGGGAAAGGTCTACAAGGGCGGTCTAGGCAAGCCAAACGACCACATGGCATGGGTATCGGGCCGAGACGACGTAATTGCAGCCTGCAAGGCCAAGGGCCTCTCAAGCACAGGATCAGTGAATTATCAGTCCCCAGCACAGAAGCCCCAGAGAATAGCCTTGGCTGATGACATACGTGACGGGTATGTTAGAGGGATATTAGCGACGGAACCCAAGACTCGTGAGAAGGTTAAGAAGGATCCCAAGGCTATCAAGGAAGTCCAAGAGCGAGTCGTTGCCAAACACGGCAAGAAGGGAAGCGAATAATGCCACAGTTTCCAATGGGGCCACGACAACCGACTCCAGTACCACCTGCTGCTCCATTTTTCAGCTTTCCAGCCGGGACTGGATCAGCCACTTTTCTGCCTCCGCCTCCGAACGACTTACCTACGGGTCCCTACGGGCCTCCGCGCAATATCCCCCAGCATGAGATAACGACTAGTCAGATTGTACAGGAGCGACAACAAGCAGGCGGGTTACCCAACCCGGCCCAAGTATCAAGGTATCCCTCCCCTTCGCCATTCTCGCCACCCCTGCCGCCCCTGCCGCCTGCTACTCCTCCACGGATGCCTCCACAGCCCCCTCCCTTTAATTACCAAGAACCACTTCCGCCAGTGGCACCAATAAACCTTCCGGTCGAAGGGCTGCCGCACGTGCTGGGTTCTGATCAATCAGCGCATACCCCTCGGCGTCCGTCTCCCGTCACGCAGCCTTTCGATCCGGCTTATCTGGATAGGTTATTGAACGAACGCCCTTGGGAGCCACCGCCACCGGGTGGGTATGTTGAAGGACCGCAATACTAGAGGAACATCGTACTAAGAAGGGAAGCGAATAATGTCACAGTTTCCAATAGGACAAACACCACGGCGATTACCACCTCCTCCCCCGGGGGAATTTGAGAGCCACGGGTTCTCTCCGCCGCCAAGCAGATTTGACAGACCGTCACCATTGCCACCACCTCCATATGACCGGGGCGTCCGACAAGGCACCGCCGCGAGTTCTCCTCCTCACCCGGGCATACCCGCTGCGGTAAACCAGACTCTCCAAAACATAGGTCGGCACCTCGTCGGTGGCCAACCACCATCCAGTAATTTTGACTACGTTTCCCCATTCACGCCTGAGCAAGAGGAGCAGCGTCTTCTCGCTGACGTGCAGGGCAATATGCAATATGCGTTGCCACCGGGCGGTCAGCCGCACGGCCTCCCCCGGGTCAGTTCCCCATATCCACACACGCAATCATCGACGATCATGAATACACTCCAGCAACCCCAGCACCGCCTAACGACGCAGGAGAGCCAGCTGCAAAACGAATATAGAAGGCAAAATGAACGAATGCTACAGGGGCTTCCTCCCGGCGGTCCACCCCCCCTTGGCCCACCACCAACTCGCTACACTCCGCGCAGGTGATAGGCAGTGCCCGGTTGCCCACGATAATTGAATGAGGAAATAGAAAATGGCTGATCCTTATCATTCTCGTGGTCGCCCCTATGTCAGTAATACGGGCCAATTAAGATTCAAAACACCAGCGTTTGGATTGTTGGAAAAGCTGAGTGAAGGGTTTTTGGGGCCGGGGGTTGAGGTTAAGAGGCAGATAGAGGGAGAAAATCTGGATCGCTTGTTGAACCCGGTTAAACCCGACATAAATCCGTCTTCACCAAGGGTCATAGCTGAATACAACAAACAAAAGATTGTTGAGGAACACCTACGCAGGATGTTTGCAGCGGACAGACGCCTTGAGGAAAAGAAGGAGCCACATCCTAGTAAGCGAACAGCCCCGCGCCAGAGAAAGGATGAGCTGCCGATCAGGGGAGTGCTGGCCGAGCCAACAGAAAAACCACAACCATTAGAGGTATCCATACCCAGAGCGAGAGAAACAAAGCCAAAGCAGGACGTGTTGGAAATTCCAAAAGAAATGCAGCCAGTCCAAGAGGACATTACTATTCGGGCTTCCAAGTTTGCAGTGAGTGATAAGAAATAATGCCAGATCCACGCATTCCATTAAGGCTACCCGACCCTCATCCATTAGAGGGGATATGGCCAGATGAAAACCGGAGGCCAGAGGATATTATCAGAAGTTCAATCCCGTCGATGGAAAAATGGCTTCCGCCAGAGCCAGAGGATGCTTGGAATCCGTTTCAGAGAAACATTTTTCACACGCAGCCAAACCCCAACCAACCTGCGGATCTGCGTGCTGCTGGCGGCCTGCCGGGCGGTATACAATCTTCTGAACCCGCCCCGTGGCGAGGTCCGGAATCTTATATGCATGATGAGGAAGCCAAGCAGTATCGGGCGTGGCAAGAAAGTCAGCTTTACCGGGACAGGAGAAAATTTTTCCACCCAACTCTGCCACCGTCAGCGCCAGCGCCTGCCGCTCGGGGCTTCGGGCCACCGCCACCGCCACCGCCGCGACAGGGATAGGAGTACATAATGCCACGATTAGTGATTGATGTCGGACCCGGCGACACAGCGAGGGCGACAGCTCACCAGATGAAAGACGGCTTCACGGAGCATGGCCTGAAAGCACATATTGAGGGAGGGGAAAATGAAACTCGGATTGTCGTCGAATTTCCTTATGATAGGGAGGGACGCGAGAGTGCCATAGCCCTTAAAATGAAGCTATCCGAGGCTGGCCTTGATGCTCGTCTAGAGACGACGGGTCAATACGGCGAAGAAACCGGCGGGGAAACCGGCGGGGAATACACTGTTTAGGGAGAATACGATGCCAGCTTTTTCAGATATGATGGGCGATGCGCAGGGCGGGTCCCGGCCAGTGCCTCCGGATACACTAATGGGGCGATTAAAGGAAAACAAGGGAATGCGTCAGGAGCGCCGGGGCCTCCGTAAAGCCAGACCCGAGAGCGCGTCCCAGAGCGATGCTGTGGGGGAGAGAAGTTCCCCGCAAATGGAGATGATGAACAATAGGCTCGATGAGCTGGTCGGCAAGATAGACATGCTGACCGAAATTGTATCTAAGCCTGCCCCGGGTCCGGGTCTTCCCCCGGGACTTCCCATGGTCGGTGGCCCTCCCGGCCCCGGTGGCCCTCCCGGTGGCCCTCCCGGCCCTCCCGGTGGCCCTCCCGGTGGCCCTCCCGGCCCCCCCGGAATGCCCCCCGGTGGCCCTCCCGGCCCCGGCGGCCCCGGCGGACCTCCTCCCAGCATGATGGCTGGTGGCCCTCCCGGCGGCCCACCTCCGGGTATGGGAATGAGGCCCGGGATGCCTCAGCGACCGTTTGGGCCGGGTCAACCGGGTCCACCAAGAGGCCCCAGACCAGCATAAGGGGTAACTCATGGCCGTTGATGATGGCGTCTTAACCTTCCACGATATGTTGGACTACATCACCGCCTTAACGGACGGTGGTGCGAGGACAAAGGATCTGCGCCTCCACAAGGAGGCCATCCTTGGTGCCTACCGTGACATTACCATGTGCCATGAGTGGGACTACTACATGAAAGAGGGCCGGGTTGACCTCGTTGCCAACCAGACTTCCAGCACCATAGCCTATGATCACACGGGTGGTGCGAACGAGCGTCAGATCACGCTTGCTTCTGGGACGTGGCCGGGGTGGGCCAAGTATGGGCGGATTCGATTTAATGACGTGGTTTATCCCGTTGAAAGCAAGGTATCTGGCTCTGATGTCCTCCTCACTTTGGGTGAGGATCTTAACCCCGGGGCTGACGTGGCGGCCTCGACTACCTACGACCTATATCGCTCCGTTTATTCTCTCCCCACTGATTTGTGGCGTTTATATGATGTGGCCGTAGAGAAGTCCTACTGGATTACCTACTATCTGACGCCCACAGAGTGGCTCCAGAGGGAGAGATTCACTGCGACCACGGGCCAGACGTGGGCGTGGACGATAATGAAGGACCCGGACAACGACAACAGGTTTGCACTGTGGGTTGATCCTGCTCCTAGCACGGCAGAGCCTCTGGGCTTTATTTATCGCCGCCGTCCACGCACGCTCAGGTGGGCCGGAACAGAGACAGAGGCGAGAACCTATACGTTCGGGTCGAGGTCTATAGGTAATGACACATTGGTGACAAGCACGGCCCTGCCAGCCAGTATGGTTGGTTCTGTCGTTCGTCTGGCGAACAGCACATCCACCCATCCCACCGGCCTTGCTGGTTCATCTCCCTATGCGGAGCAGTTCAAGATAGCGTCCCTGAGTGGCACTACCGTAAGCCTTGACAGCGCTCTTACACAGGCATACGCAGGCGGAACCAACAAACTTGTCGTATCTGACCCCATCGACATGAACGACACAATGCTTGAGGCATTCAAGGCACAAGTTGAGTATCGCCTGAGCCGCTTTGCCAATGACTTGCAGGACATGACAGCCTCCAAGGGCGTGGCGGAAATGGAATTGCGGCGATCCCTTGAGGCTGAGTCGCGAGTAGCTTCATTCGGAGGTGCCCGAGGCTCTCGGTATGATTATCTATTCAGTCACCTTCAGAATGTCATTACTTCGGATTCTGGCTAATGCCACGGATTAGCAACTTTCTTGGTCAAGTCAGCGATGCTGACACCGACGATCTGCCAGCTGGTGCCGCACAGCAACAGAAGAATGTGAGCACAACCACGGCGGGCGAGCTACGGGTACGTGGTGGCATACGGCCCCAGACGCTCACCACCACGACGATATCCGCTTCTGCCTACCACACCTTCCAGAAGCTGTGTTACTGCAAGACCCGCTCAGGCGAGCTGATTGCGGTGAACGGAATTGACCGTGGATTCCGCTGGGACGGCGTGACTACCACAGTTGAGGCTCTTGGGATCACTGCCCCAGCCGCAGCCCCGACGATTACCCGTGCTGAACTTGGTGCCAGCGACAAGGGTGACGGGATTGATGACATTGACGACAACAGTGGGCTGTACCGGATCACAAGTGATGCCTCCCACGGCCTTTCTAATGGCGACAAGGTGCGGATTGGCAATGTTGTTGGGACAGGGGCGATGGCTAATGACCTGAATAATCAGGAATTCACAATAGAGAGCGCATCGGGGTCTGTTTTTAGTTTGACAGGCACCACATTTGACGGGACGTATGACAGCGGGCAGGCTGGCACGTGGTCAAAATCAGCAGATGTCTCTGATGCCTCGGCGGACGGGTATGGTGCAACTGCCGGTGACTACGTGTTTGGGTATCGCTACATTGACGACACGGCAACTGCTGTTCCTTCCAATATGTCTGCCCTAACGACTGTCACGGCACTGACCAGTGATCAATTCACATGGGGAGGTCTTTCCTCAACCACGGAAGCACGCGCCCAGAACAAGGTGGAGCTGTGGAGAAGCACGTCAGGGGTGAGTAATGTGCTTTATAAGGTGGCGACTCTGGCCTATGGATCCATTGGCGGCGGGTTTGTTGACCAATTGGATGATGCCACGCTGAACGAGAGTGCGGCTACTGATGCGATCCTGATTCTTACCAACCCGCCCACAGACAACAGCCTCGTGGCTCGCCGCTTTGAGCCGCCACCGGACGACCGGCCCATTGTCGTCCAGTTTCAGGACAGGTACTTCTATCTGGGGACAGTCAAGTACAACCGATCCACGGTCACCACGAATGGCAGCACAACGGTGCAGGGGGCAAGCGGTGAGACGGACTGGGTGTCCACAATGGCGGGCCGGTACATCGACATAGACGGCGAACCGGCTCCCATTGAAATCGCGTCGGTTACTGATGGAGATACCCTCGAACTGGTCACGGCTGCCCAAACCAGTGCCAGCGGCAAGAGTTATGTCATCTATCCGGAGGCCAGTAACAGTCGTCAGGTGGATTTCAGTGAGCCAGACGAGCCTGAGAGCGTTCCAGCTGTGAATGTATTCACTGTGCAGGAGCAGGCCGGTGATGACGATGATATTGTGGGGGCCATGACGCTCGGATCGAGCCTCTTTCTCTTGGGAAACCGCCATAAATACTCTTTCGGCTTCACTCGCAAGCCCCTCAAGGATGGAACTGTCCGGTATGTAGAGGATCGGGGTGTTTTCAACCATGATTGCTGGGACGTGTATGAGAACAAGGCTTACATGATGGACGATACCGGCCCCTATGTGTTCACGGGAGGTGGATCGCAGCCAATTGGGTCGGCAATCAAGGATTTGTGGCGAAAGGATGGCATAGGGAATACGATTGACTTTGCCAAGACGGCTTCTTTTCATGTAAAAGTGGACAGGGCCAAGGCGAGGGCCTACTTCTTCGTTTGCTTTACCGGTGATTCCGGCACTCAGCCCACCCGGGCACTGGTTTACAACATCCGTCGCCAGTCATGGGACGTTTATCACTACCCCCAGAAGATTGGTGCAGCGGCCACAGTGCAGTCAAGCGGTGAAACCCGGTTTCTCTTGGGGTCAGAGTCGGGTGCTGTCCACATGGCAGACGCTGGCAACGCGGACATCCTGTCGGCAGAGGTATCTGGCACCGCCACAGCAGGATCAACTACGACATTGACCGATTCCGGGGCTAGTTTTGCTACCGCTGTCGTAGGTGCCCCAATCTACATCTACGAGGGGACAGGAAAGGGGCAAATTCGTACTATTACTACCCGTAATAGTGGCACACAGGTGACCGTGGCGTCTTGGACGGCCCCGGACACCACCAGCAAGTATGTGATAGGTGCAATTGAGTGGAATTGGAAAAGCACCAGCTTTGGCTTCCCTCAGGATGGGGTAAGGCACGAGCGCCGGGTGGGATTGAAGTTCACCCCCACCACGGGTGACCAGAGAATCGACTTGAGGCTGTATTTCAACGGCAGTTCCACTGTTCACAGCTTTGAGACGGGGCAAGTTCTGGGAGATGCGGTAGAAATTCAGGAAGACAACAAATCAGACGTGGTTTTCTTTATGAAGACTGCCCGCAGCGTAATGGAAAACTCCTCTGGGGCCGAGGCATTCCGATTTGACGGAACATATAGCCGGTTAGCCCATGGTGACCACAAGGTAGCCATAGAGCTTCGCGGGTATGCGGGCGATGAGGTGCCAAAAATACAGCAGTTAGACATTGAGGGGGTTGAGGGGAAAAAATAGTGTTTTCAAGGGCAGCGGGACAATTCGACAGGCTCATTGACGCTGGCATGACGCCGGATCAGGTCCATATCTTCCGTTCGATTTTCTCGAACCCGGATATGGAGTTGGAGCATGACGGAATAGTTACCTTCAATGGGCCTGTCGTTTCTCCGACCGTACAGGCGGGTCGTTGGGCGGTAGCACAGCATAATTGGAACTACAACCCAGACAAAAGCTACCCTTTCACCTATCCAAGCAACGGTGGCGGTATGGCCTTGGTGACTTGCAAGGAAGCTGACGATTACAAGGGCAACGGGACCACGGGAAAGAGCGATATCACGATATATCTTCCAGTGACCCCGGGGGATGACCCAAATGTGGTTCGCAATGACGTTATCCCCTTCTTTGAGATGGGTGACGGGGTATTCATGGCCCCCGGCTTTGGTGACGACAGGGTTGGCACGATTCGGCAGGACATTAACGGTGACAGCGGCATCAGCGGCTGGGGTGTGATGAACGGCACAGCCAATGCGAAAGCCAATGGCGGCACGGCCTTAGATATTGCCACAAGTGGTAACTTTTTGCGACAATGGCCAGCAGTAGGCAACAATAAGGCAACTGGCGGGGCGGCTACAGACAGCGTGACAGTTGGTACGCATAGCGGCTCATCAATTGATTCGGCTGTAACGGTAGCCACCCACGGCGCAGGAAACACTGGAAACACGACAATAGACGAAGCAGTTCCTCACCTTCACGTATTGGATAACACCTCAATAGTTACCTCGGCGGCAAGTGGGACTCCGATGAATTTTGTTAGCGGCGACATATCTGGTCTACCACAAGACGACCTAGCCCACTCGGCCCACAATCATACAACACCAGCACTTTCACACTCAGTAACCGGGAGTAGCGCTTTATCCCACAGCGCAGTTTCCGTGGACACAATACCGCCCTTTATGTATGCAGGGTTTTTAGAGAGACTAAACAACTCCCGCACGGGTCTAGGACTTTAGGAGAAGAATCATGGCAATTGATCCAGCTGGCGCACTAGATGCAGCAAACGACGAGATCTTCAATCTGAATCCACTTTACGAGTGGATTGTCCGGGACGGTGAGTGGGTTCTTATTGACAGGAACTCTGAAGTCGATTTTACCGGCAAGCATGCGGCGTTAGATTACGATACGGAAGTTGCCAGATGGAAGGACGTCAACCCCGCGTTAGGTCCGCAACCGATGCCGGAAGAACCGCCCGCCGGTGCCGGTGGGGATGATGAGGGATTATTCGATAAGATAAAGGACTTCTTCCAAGGTGACGCCGATGATCCGAACTTCTTCATGCGACCTAATCCCAACTGGATTCTTGGGTCAGCAGGTCCGGGGCCATTTGCCCAGATGGCACCGTGGGCGGCTTGGAATGCCTTGCCCAACATGATTGCCGATCTTAACAAGACGATGGATTACTGGCTTACGAGGAACCAGCAGGCATCTCTGCACAAGTCTGATATGTGGGCATTCTTGAAGGCGATGGGAATGGCCACCGGAAACCAGATCGACCTTGCGGGTAATGTCACGCCAATTGATGGCGGCGGCGGTACAGGCGGCGGCGGTACAGGCGGCGGCGGTACAGGTGGCGGCAGCCAATACTATGGCGGCGCAGGCCCCAGTAAACTTAGGAACATCACCGCAGTTGGCTCGGATAGAGATCCAGTGTCGGTGGCATATACTCCTCGTGGAATAGATGTCGAAACCCCCCTAGAGGGATCGCCGGTTACCGCAAGTGCCAATGCAATAAGCACCCTTCTTTCCCCCGGCAGCGGAACTGGCAATCCAGTGTTGGATGATATTGTCAATCAGGGCTTAGTGTCTTCCGGCAATCAGTCCTTCACTGGTGGTCTTGCTCCGACCATATACCGTGGCGGTTCTCAGATGAGTGCAGCGCGGGACAAGTCGGTTGCTGATCAGACAATTGGCTTAGGCCAAGCTGGTGCTGGCTTAGGCGCGGCTGCTGACGATCTGGGGCTTGCTGGCTACCAGACGGAATTCATGCGGAAATCCCCGCTGGCTGCGAGTCTTATGAACCTTCACAGGCAACTGGTCAGCTAACGGGAGTGTGCGATGGGAATCAGAGCAGGCCACTGGCGTCAGTTTATTGACAACCCACAGAGCATGTATTCCCCTGCGGCCACGAGTGTGGCAGAAATGCAGGGTGGGCGATTTCAGGGCAGGCAGGGCGACCCCAATGCGCCGGGTGCTAATCAAATGCAATTGGCCGGGCAGCCAGCAATGAACGTGCCGGGTCAGTTTATGGGCAGCGGCCCCCCTCAGGGGATGAATATGGCCCAGCCGAACATAAATCAGCCGGGTATAA